GCCTGCTTCGCACTGAGCGGCTTGTCCTTCTGCTTCGCCGCCTTCTTCTCTTCAGCCTTGGCAACCTTCGCCGGGTCCTCAGCCAACCCAGCGACTAGCGCCGAGAGGTCGATTGCCGACGGAGTTTCGGCTCTCGAAGCGATATTGGCCTCAGCCTGAGCCAGAATGCTCGGGTCAAGCCCAACAAGCTCCTTTGCCGCAGCGGTGATTTCCTTGGCCGGGACGTACGAAAGCTTCTTCCCTGCGGCCTTGAGGGCATCACGCACACGATCCCTCGCAATCCGCATTGCTTCCGTAGTGACTTCCTTGGACACACCAGACTTTGCCTTGGCTTTGCCGGTGAATTTGATTTCACCGGACATGATCTTCGCCTTCTGTTGCTCAGCGATGATCATGGCTTCCTTACGGACAGTGGCCTCGTCACCGAGGTCCTTGACCGTACATTTGCTCATGCCACGATTTACCAGTGTCTTGAGGCCCTGAAGGACGACCTCCGCGAACACGGCCTCTGGAAGGGCGTCGGTGTCAAACTCAACGAAACCCTTACCTTTCGTGACAGGCACTTGCATGATAGCCATAGTTTGAGCTTTCTATCATCTTCATTCGGTTGCGGACCGAACCACCGTTGGCACATTGTGTGCCCATACGAACTACCTCACATTGACGTCACAGAGGTATAGATCAGTTGGGTGCAGCATCACGGTATATGCTGCCAGTTATGCTGGGCCGCGCAATTCCATAACCACGTTATGGGTTGCCGCATATCTGTTACTGGCTAGTGACCTCTCAGTCTGTGTGGTCTCTGTCGCATGTCTTTCGTGCTCAATTGCACGCTCAAGCCCAACCTATGGCGCTAGGCTTGGACTTGCAATCTCAGGGCCTGATAATGTTGCGGTAAACCGTTGCATTCCATTCGAGCCTTTGCCCATTGGGCATCACAATTGCCCTGGGCTCAAGGGCTTCCTCAGCATCATAATACGCAGCGCGTCCATACTGATCACTATAGCTGGCCACACCGTTGCGTAGGTGTGCCATTGCGCGTGAATACGCAAACGGATCGCTCTTATCACTCGCGGCAAAACGTTCCGCAGCGAGCCGCATCAATCCTATGTTGTTCTGTTGTGCAAACTTTCCCATCTATGTCGCCCTCTTGCCTGTGTTGAAACTCGCTTCGTTCGCACCGCTAAAGGCCAGTAAGGCTTTCGCCTGCTGGCCGTAATGAGCGTTTAGCTCGGAGATGAAACCTAACGCTTCGCTAATTGTGTAATTCCGGGAACTTGGTTGAACTAGTCCACATGTGACAAATGCGAACCTCTTCTCTGTTAGTAACTACGCTTACAACATCTCGCCAGATATCATCTCTGTCATCGAATAGGGTTACTGTTGCGCGTGGGTTGGTTTTCTGCAATTCCATAATCAATTCCGCTACGGTCATATCACCCTCCGTTGTTTGAACCTAACGCTTCGCTTACAAATAAATCCGCTGAATTGCCGCCTCAATCTCACTCACACTCGGCGCATTCGCCACAATCCCATCCGGCCGCGCAATCCGCACATGCACCAAGCGATTGCCATGGTAAGTATACCTACGCCACCGTATTGCATCCACAAACACGTCCCACAAATTCCCCACTGGACTGCCCAATACTTCCACTGGTTTAGCATAAACTGTTGCCCTCATTTGCTTTCCCCGTTGACCTTATCGGCTGCGCCGAACAAACCTACGCTCGCTTCGCGCCGGCGTCAAATCACATTTTCGTGATGCTGCGCTTACAATCTGCTTAGCGCTTCGCTTACACCCTACGATTGGCCTCAAACGCTCCTACTGCTGTCACTGCGCTCAGATCAAACGCAACCTTGCACCTCTGCGCTAGCCGCTCCGGTGTTGTTGCCCCTTCAGCAGCCATCACGCCGATTAAATACGCCATCACTCCAACCGCACGCTGGGGCGCAATCTCTTGGCTCTCAAACCACGCACACAAGGCCATTGCAATGTCGTGATACTCATCAATCCGCTGGGTCATTGTGTTAGTCCTCCTACTGATTAGGCTTACTCTTATCCCACTCAACACATTCAGGCATATCCTTGACCATATTCTCACTAAACAGCCGCACTGATACCTTTGGCCATGATCCGCAATCGACATGGCCAATATCGTCCCATTGAACTAGCTCTGCATCCCACACGCGAACCAGTGCATTACGGTCGAATGCCTGAAGCCGCTCAATTAGCTGCCAAACCTTCATTTCTTCCTCGCGTCTGCGGCCTTAAGCGCAGCCATGAACTTCTCTCGCTTAGCCTTACGCAATGGCTCATATTCTGGATCATCTGCTGGCTCTACGCCTTTGATCCGTTTGGGCTCAGGCTCAGGTATATTCACCAACGGCGCTGCGAAATCATCAACCTCGCTCAGTGGCTGCGCACGATCCACAATCCGCTGCCGATCCGCTGCCTTCTCCAACCTCTTCATCCGCCCTTGTGGCATCTTTGTCTCACGTATCCCAGCCACAATCCGCTTTAGCACCTCATCATCCATAATCCGCTCCGGCCGAATGTCTCACTATCCGATCATTATAGCACAATCCCACGCACGATGCAACACTTATTTGCAGGTAAATTTCCCCGATTGCATTCACAACCCCGCATGTGCCCGGAAGGTCCCCGGAAGAACCCCGTATTGCCTGTTGTGAGCAACCTTCACACACATGCCTTAGGGTCACCCCTCCTCTCTACTCTCCCTTCAAAATATATATAAAATGGAAGGGGGTTAGAGGATGGATTGGTGCGAGAGCATGATGGTTGCTCACAACAGACCATCGAGGGAACTTCAAGGGCCGCTCCGACCAATCGAGGATTTGATTTGCAATGCCCTCCAATCGCCCTACGAAGCCCGTCCATGCGCTCGCGCCAACCCTTGGCTACCCACCTAGCGGCGTTGCGCCGAACGCATCAGCGAGCTCGACAAAACGTGAACAAAACCTCATATAAAAAGGGCCGGGAGGCGATGTGCCAACCCGGCCCTTGCTGCGCCTTAGCGCCGATATCCCAGCCACTCAGGATGCATGACGCGCCAGCGCCACCAACGCCAAGCCGTCACATGCGCGTTGTGCTGCATCACACGCGCCTCCCACTAGACTGCATGCCCTTGAGGTAATCGCCAAGGCTCTGCTTCCCCGCTGCCTTGGGCTTGCTCTCATCCTTCACCACGGCCATGCTAAGCTTCCCGAACCGATAGCCAAACACAACCTTGTGCCCCTGCGGAATAGCACTGGCCAACGCGTCGTTCATATCCTTCTCAAACGCAGCACGCAACTGCGCCGCTTCCCTAGCTGCCTCCTTGTACAACTCATACGGCGTCCTCAAGCTCTCATCGAGTGAGTTGACGTCAATCTCCTGCCACTGTGCATCGCTTGCCTGCTTGGCCATGTCCGTGCTCCGTGTATTGTGCGGTGGGCCGTCCGACCGCAACGCCACGATGCCACGTTTCGCACCGCACAATCAAATCACATCTTCGTGACCTGCCTTCACGCAAACGTGACTTGACGTGACGCAAGGGTGGGGTGGGCGTGGGGGAGGGCCAAAAATTGATCGATGGACGTGGGCCAGAGGCCTCCTCGGCAAAAACTCTGGGTTTCGAAACACCACCCTCTTATGGAACCCACTTGACATCGAATAGCAGGTATGGCACTATAAGATATGCTGGGCGGTTTGTATGGAGGGCTCCGTGCAAGAAGATGGGTTTGTTGAGGTTTCGATCTGGTTGCAGCCTGTGGTATATGCGCTGTGGAGCCGGGGGAAGGTTGTGTACATTGGGCAGAGCACTCAACCGATTGTGCGGATGTTTCAGCACAAGTTGAAGAATGGGGAGCGGATTGCAAGGCAGAATTCGAGGGCTAGGACCATTGAGCGGTTTCCGTTCGACCGCATTTGGTTTCGTGTTTGTACGCTAGATGAGATCGATAACGTTGAAAGGGATATGATCTTCAAGTATCAGCCGAAGCACAATATTCGATTTAAAGATTCGCCTAGGGTTTGTCCTATCGACTTAAAGGCTTTAGTTGCGAGTATGGTGCCGCCTCAGTTACAAACGACGCATCCAATGATGCAAGGAACCATCCGGAGACTCTGACGTGAATCGCGGACGACTGCGCAGCAGGCTTGAAATCACCGAGGTCGGCGAGCTGACCCGGGACGATCTCGCGTTGCTGCGCGTCAAGCGCACCACGCCTGTGGTCAATCGCTTCCGTGATCCACACCATCGCGTTGCGCGGCTCCTCGCGGCTGGGCTGCGTCCCAAAGATGTTGCTGAGCAGTGTGGCTTCACCATCGCGCGGATTTACGTCCTTAACGCCGATCCGTCGTTTCAAGACCTCATCGCCGGCTACCGTCGCGACGTTGCGGATGCTTATGTGTCCGCCGAGGAAGAGCGCTTCCGCATGGCGACGGAGGTCAACCTCAAGGCCCTGCGCACGATCAACGAACATTTCGACAAAGCCGACGAAGAGGGCGAGCTTGTGCCGCTCTCGCGTGCCCTTGCCGTCTTCGCCGACACCAGCGACCGCGTCGGCATCATGAAGAAATCCGTGTCGATGAACGTCAACGTGGACTTTGCGGCAAAGCTCGAAGCGGCGCGCAATCGCAGCGGAAAGGTAATTGAAGGTCGGGCCTTGCCTGCGCCTTCTCCGAGGGAGCACGGAGCGATGGGGGAGGTGGCTAAGTCCGTGCAGCCGCATGCCTCCCCTTCTTTAGCACCTGGGAGCAGCGGAATTGTGGAGGGTGTCATTGCTAGACGTGTCTAACCCAACGCTTGACGAGCCCACAGGCGTTGGCTTGGGGGAGGCCGCAGCGGATCGCTCAGAGGAACGGCTGGGTTTGATCGCTGCGGCCCGCTCTGCCCAACTGAGTCCGCAACCGGCGGACCTGGGCCGCACTCTAGCGAAAGGACAGGTCCGCAACGGCACGACCCACCAGCGGTCGGCCACACTAGTGCCAATCCGCTCCCGCCACATGACCTCGTGTCCTAAGTCCCAGAGGAGTGTTAGGGAACGGATTGATCGGCAGCCGCGCTGTCGTAACAATGGCCCTCTAAGGGCAGGGTGCAAGCGTGGGACCCACGGACGTAGTCCACACCCTGCCTCCCTTAGGGCTTTAGGAGCCGTCTATGCATGAATGGTCCGCAGGGCCTGGCCTTGCCATCGCTTTCACCCTCTTGGTCTTGGTGTTGCTATGAGCACCCTTGTCGAATCGATTGTTCCAAAGACGCCCTATGGCCGCTATCGCTGTCGCCTGTGCGGCCGGCCGCTCTCTCCGCGTGACCCGGACACCCGCGCCCATCCACTCGATCCAGGCATCATTCAATGCCTTCGTTGCCCCTCTGAGGCCGCCTAATGACCCAACGCTACCAACTCACCGCTGATTGCTACATGGCCCTCCATGGTCAGTGGGTCATAGTCCAGTGCGGCTCGGTCGTTGATGTCCCAGACGCAATGATCCTGCGGAACGCAATTAAGCTCAGCCCGACTGAATCCGCTGGGGCCACGCCTAACAACCAACCCACAGGAGTGCGGAACATCCGCTTACGCTGATGCTTGTTGAGGGGGGATCATCCGAAGGCCTAATGGACTGGCTCGCCAGCGTCTCTGGCGACCCTCTGGCCTTCACTCTTGGCGCCTACCCTTGGGGCGAGCCTGGCACAGTATTAGAGCGCTTCGATGGCCCGGATGATTGGTCTCGTGATCTTTTCGAGCTTATACGTCTTGGTTTGCTTAATCCCGCTGAGGCTATCCAGATCGCCACAGGATCCGGCCATGGCATCGGCAAGTCTGCTACTGTGGCTTGGATTATACTTTGGGCTTTCTGTACTTTTCCGGATACTCGGGGAGTTATAACCGCCAACACCGAGACCCAGCTCAAAACCAAAACCTGGGCCGAACTCGGCAAATGGTTCAATCTCTGCTTCTTCACCCGCGAGCATTTCACCCTCACCGCTACCGCCCTCTTCTCCAAAGACCCCGATCGCGAGCGCACTTGGCGCATCGACATGATTCCGTGGTCCGAGAAGAACCCCGCAGCGTTCGCCGGCCTGCACAACCAAGGCAAGCGCATCCTCCTCATTTTCGACGAAGCCAGCGAAATCGCAGATATAATCTGGGAAACCGCTGAGGGCGCGCTGACCGACATCGACACCGAAATCATCTGGCTAGTCTTCGGCAACCCCACCCGCAACTCTGGTCGGTTCAAAGAATGCTTCGAAGGAGGCAGGCATGCGGAGTTTTGGCACTCAAGACAGATTGATTCGCGGACTGTTAAGGTTACGAATAAGTCTCGCTTTGAGAAGTGGATCAAGGCATATGGCCTTGATTCTGACTTCGTTAGAATTCGCGTCCTCGGCCAATTCCCCAGAGTTGGCGAAATGGAGTTTTTCAGTGCCGCTGATATTGACGCGGCTATGTCTACGGATCGCGAGGTCTTCGTGGATGCGTTCACACCTCTTGCCATTGGTGTGGACGTTGCCCGGTTTGGAAGAAACAATTCTGTCATTTTCCCTCGTAAAGGGCGAGATGCCCGCTCGATTGATCGTCGTCGATACAACGGCCTAGACACCGTCCAGCTATCCAACAAAGTCTTCGATTGCTTCTGGGAATGGCATCCAGACGGCATCTTCATCGACGGCGGCGGCGTAGGCGGTGGCGTAGTCGACAACTGCCGCAACCAACGCCTCCATGTGTGGGAAATCCAATTCGGCGCCAAAGATTCCATCACCGGCGTCGTCAATGATAACCAAGGCGAGAAATACGCCAATATGCGCGCGGCGATGTATGGCGCCCTACGCGCGTGGATGAAATCCGGTTTGCTACCCAACGACCCCGACCTGCGCACCGCAATGCTGGCGATCCGTTTCACCTTTAATCGCCAAGATCAAATCCAACTCATCTCCAAAGAAGACCTCCTCGAAGACAACCCCGACCTCGTCCTCGACGATCTCGACGCCCTTGCCTTAACCTTCGGCGGTCCGCTCAACCCGAACCGCAACGCAGGCTGGGAGCACGCTGGTGCAGTTCAAGGCAAAGACTCAGTCGCTGAATACGAATACGACCCCTACTCAACCGAACGGATGTCCGCATGACCGCCGAACGCGCTCGCCAACTCGATCGTGAAGCCCCATATACCCTTCTCGCTTGCTGCTCCTGTCGCCTGCGCTTCCCCGTCCATTATCTCACCTACACCGCTTCCACCGCCCACTGTCCCGAATGCAACTCTCCTCAACTGGAGATCGTCGATGGTTGATCCAATCACACTCACTGGCCTCGCCCTCGCTGGTCTGGCCGGTGGAGGCGCAGCCGCAGCCACTTCAGCCCTTTCTAGTGGCGGAGCCGCTCCAGCCG